TATATTATTTTCTTTTATTTTCTTTTCTTTTATTAGTTCGTTTTGCTCAACATGTGTTCCTTTTTGTTGAACACGTGTTCGTTTTTGTTCGTTTTTACGTCTAGCCTCTCCGCTCTTAATGCCTGCGAGCCTACGTTTTTCGCGGAGTTCTTCGTTTTTAACTTTTCGAAATTCAAGGCGCCGTGTTAAGCTCGGAGACCAAAAATATTCATCATCACGAGCTAATAATTCGTAGTCTGAAATCAATGAATTTACGAACAAAAATGAACACATTGAACATAACTCATTTTGTTCAAACATGTGTTCATTTTGTTTGAACACATGTTCAACACATGTTAAATTTTCTTTATTTTTTACTCCTAATTCATTATCAAGAGCAAGGAATGTATATCTTTTTAATGGCAGTTTGTAATCTTCATATGATGCTAGCTTTTCAAGAATAATCCACCACCATGCATACGCGATCATTCCATATTCAGATATCATGGCCACTATCTTAGGGTCGCTGCTCGCTGTAACATCATGGCTAAAATAATAGGATTGGTCTTTTGCCATAAATCATCATTCCTCATCTATAAACAAACTATTCTGGGCTCGGTTCCCCATGATAAACTTTACACATTCATCAATTAAGTCTTGCACTGAAATAGCAAATGTACGGTCTGCATACTCTACCGACAACCAATCAGTCTTGAATTTCAATTCATCAGTAGAGTTTGCATCTTGTATAATACCTTCAACGCTGACTTTCTCCACCACGTCCTCTATAACGCCATATTTAAACTTGAATTGTCTTACGACAAACGGGATATTAAACTCTTCCAGGAATTCAAAATTCTTTTTCATAATAGCCTGTAGCCGACTGAAGGCTTGCATAAGTTCAGGTCGCGGATCATCTTTAGATTTAATGGTAAAGACATCTGTCAGACCCGTAGCAGATGGTTTCTGATAGGCGATATTGATATCGTTATCTGTAATTTGAATCGATTTAACAATCATAATGGACTCCTTTCTTGTTCTACGATTACATATTTACCAGTAGCAGCCTGAACAGCTTGCTTAAATGCTGCAGCATTAGAATTACCATCTGATAAATGTAGTAGTCGTATATCTTGGCACTTAGTAAGATTCATAGACTTTAGAAATTTAATAACATTCTCTAACGAAAAATGGGATTGAATTAATCGTTCCATGCGTTTCTCATGCAGGCCTCCATCATAAACACGTTGGTTCAGGATTTCATATGAATGATTACACTCGACCATGATATGATTCACATCTTTAAAAGTATACCGACAATAATATGTATCCGTAATATATAACAGCTTCTCTTCACCGTCAGAAATTAAAAATCCAACATTCGGAACGTCGTGTTCTAATTCAAAAGGTAGGATACTAAAATTACCTATCGTAAATTGAACTTTAGGTGTAATATAGATAGCTTTGTGATGCCCTGCTACATATAATGCGTCTGCAGTATCCTTTAACATATACACACGGTGTCCAAGCTTTAATAGATCATTTACAGCCTTGCTATGGTCGCCGTGTTGATGTGTTAGCAACGTGCCGCATAGATGTAAGAAATTAAATCGACAATACCGTTGAATTTCTTTAAAGGATAACCCTGCATCCAGTAGCAGTTCATCACCATTGGTTGAAGTTTTGATTCGGTAGCAATTCCCTTTGGAACTACTACCGAATGCTTGAATGCTAATCACAATTAATCACCAAACATACTTACTGCTTCGCCAGTTTCAGGGTCTACGAATTCACTTGTAGGAGTAGGTTCAATATCAATAACTTCACTATTAGTATTTTGATTAATAGTTTCAGCAACTATATCCGCTGTATCAACTACGTTCCCCTCGACATCGATAATTTCATCTGCAGTCTGTAAACCCATTGAGATTTCAGGTGCTGTAGTTCTAATTAACCATGCTGCAGCTCTATAACGTAACATTTGATCCGGCATAGTTTTCCACTTAGAGCCTTTTTTGTCGTACCAACCTTCCTGTTTAGCCAATGCGATAGTTACTTCAGGACCTGCGATAATTTCATCTGAACCTCTCTCGCGAGTATAAGCAATAATACCTTGAGAGTCCGTTCCTTTTTCACCGGTTGGTTTGTATTTAATAGCTTCAAAACGACCGCATTGATTAAACGTTGCAATCAAGAATTTAGAGGACCAACCAGGGTTACCATATACAATGTATAAGTTCTGCATTACCATTAATGGGCTAGCGTTCATTCGAGTTGCCATTTCTAATGCGATAATAGCATTCCCCATATTTTGCTCACCCTGGAATTGTTGAGGCACCAACGTGGAATGTGTAAACATTTTCGCTTGCCGTTGTAACAGTTCAAATCCTTCTGCAGATTGAAAACCAGGTAAATTTGTGTTGCTTCTAGTTGCTAATTCATTTGCCATTATGTACCTCCTATGCCGTTTTATCGACATCTACTAATTCAATTAAAGGGAAAATCCCATTTTGTTTTAATAAATCGTATATAAACAGTCGCCCCTTTTGAGTCCAATATGTATGCATATGAGCCTTTTCCACATCATCAATAAAAGTTTTGCTTGATGTATATCCTTTGTCTGCATATTTTGCATATAAGAACCATACGCCACTTTGTTTAAATTGCACTTTTTTATCGGCTAGAAACTTATTAAGCCATGTTCCGCTTTTCCCATAGTCTTTAGCAATTTGGGTAATGCTTAGCAATTCTTTATTTTGCAAAATAACATCGTAATAGTTAGCCTTCGGCTGTAATTCTGCTAATTGCTGATCCTTCATGGAAATAGATAATTTATAATTTTCTATCGTCCTATTCGCTACCTGCAGCGCTCTTGCCATTACTTTTTCAGGTGAATTCCAATCTTTTTCTATTTGGATAAAGTACTCACGGGCCTGACGCCCTTTTTCATTCCTGGACAGCATACATAATTGTTTGGCCATTTCAATCGATAACGAATGTTCGATTACTTCGCGCTCAACATCTCGCCCGCCTTCTTTTTGAACTCGGACTTTTTTGTCCGAGTTGTAATCCACCCCATCTTCAAACCCATACTCACACATGCGATTAAACCATTTAGGATATGGTGTTTCAATTTCTAGAAACATATGCAAATCTCTACCGCTTACATATTGAGTATTTTCTACAACATTGATAGGTACTAATTGCATTCTTCATACTCACTTTCTTTTAAATAGTCATAATATACTGACTTATGTACTAATTTAGTCGCTTTTTTCAGTGAAGATAACGATTCGCCAACAGTTAGCTCATGCTCAGACAAAATAGTATAAATGTATGCTGCCATTTCATCCGTACTCATAATTACTTTATGATTATTTGCCATACTTACACCTCCTTAACCACCAATTGTGGTTCTGTTTCATCAACGATCAACTTAATCGTTTGACTATTAACTGGAACGAATTCAGTTACTGCTTCTGCATTATCGATAAATACCGGAGCATTCACTTTGTAATAACTTGTTAATGCATTAATGATATCTAACCCTACATTAATACGTGCTGCGTTATTCATGCTTCGATATGGAACTCCTTTATAGGTAGTTTCACAACATTCCTCTACATTGCCATTCAACATAACATTAAACATTTTGAACCGAGCTAATTTAAATCTTGAGTTAATGTTTTCTTCTAGCATATTAACCTTTGCTTTAATGAATTCATCCATTAAGAAGGACGATTCATCAAGTGCGTTCTTTTCTGCTACTAATTTTTGTTGTTGATTTTCTAATTCAAGGATTCGATGATTAATATCATCAATAAGCTTAAATTTATTTAACTCAGTTTCGAGGGCTGCTTTTTTAGACTTCATAGAGCTCAACTCTTCGTCAAGTTTAGTAAGTTCTTCAGTATCAGCTCCTGGTTCATCGTCAATCTCTAGTAAGAATAATTGAGCCTTCAAATCAGCATAGACTGGATCATCTTCAAGATTAGGCTTAGAGTATGCCTCATATTCTTTAAACTTAACATTGTAAGCATCACTATATTGAGATACCTCTGTAGTTAAATTATCAATCTTTGACACCATGATTTCTTGTTGCTCTTCATAGTTTTCTTTAAGCTTCACTGCACTTTCAATAAGCCCTTTCCACTCCTCAAGCTTCTTAGATTTATTGGTGTTAAATTCTGCCTCGAGTACTGCTTGCTTATCAATGGGTAGTGCTTGGCCACAAGTAGGGCAAGATTCTTTATTAAATTGTTGTGCGTTAAACGTATCAAATTCAGATTGTAAGGTTGCAATGCGTTTAGATTCACGCTCGATTTCTTTGTTAAGTTCGTCTCGTCTATCGGCACATCTATCTCTATCTACTTCCACCATTTTTAGTTTGGTTAAAGAGGCTTCATATTCACCGCGTAGATGTTGTTTTTGTTTGTGATAGTCGGATAGTACTTTAGAGCTTTGAGCCTCTATCTGACGGTTAATATCACGGATTTTAGATTCCTTTTCAGTAGAACTAAACCCATTTTGAATAATTGCCTTTTGCTTTTCAACTTCATCTATACCAGCGGATAAAGTTTCAATATCACGAATGAGTTTTGCTTTATCAGATGCAGTTTCAGGCTTGTTACGCACAGCTTCATCAATACGAATCGGAATCATATCCAGTTCTTTATTAATAGCAGTCTTCTTTGCTGCGACCACCTTACGATGATCATCTACTGTTCTCCCCTCTAACAGTTCAGCCAATCGTCTTAAATCATCACGGCTATTAATTACACTAATATCATCGATATCACCACACATCTCAAGCAATAGTTTGCGACGATTTTGCCAGGAGTACGTCTCATTGAAATATAAAGGATTCGTGATTAGTTTGAAGATGCTTTCATTGACAAGAGAACTAACCATTTCTTTGTATTCTTTTTCTTTTTTAGGAACACCATCAACAAAATAATCTGTCGTGTGGCCTGTCATAGTTACTTCACCACCACGAGGGGATGAATATTTTTCACGATACACACGTTTGAGTTCTACTGTGCCACCTTCATCTAAAGTAAAGGCACCTGTTACTTCATGATTGACTTTATGAATGGGTTCTCCTCCATCCAATGTTTTGATTTCAAAGTCAGCCCTATCTAGGCTATCTTTGCCAAATAGTAACCAGCACACAGAGTCAAATACAGTCGTTTTACCAGTAGCATTATCGCCACGGATTACGACATCGCCATTAAGATTTATGGTAAAGGATTTTAGCCCTTTAAAATTTAGTAATTCTAATTTTGTGAGTTTCATAGTGATCTCCTATACAACACTAGCGTCCACGTCGATGGTATGCGGTTCAATCTTTAATTGATTGGCCCATTGCATGACCGTCGAATTAATATGAGCATTCTTTTTAAGCATTTCATTAGCAAAGAGCTTAGCCTGTACTAAGTCAAATATTTGACGACCTTTCTTTTTACCTTTATTGGCCAATTCTAGGCATGCAACCGGTTTCATAGAATCGTCGGTAACTAACACTATTGCCGTAGTTCCTTTCATGACTCTATCCCGGTATGAGCCAACACAATTTTTTAACCGTTTACCAGCAGTCATTAAATCTGCTGCAGTTCTTGGGACCATAAAATGCATTCCGTTTACATCCGCTTGTAGTTGAGGAACCTCCGGAAGCATTACGTCGCCATACTCTTGTTTGTTGTAAATATTAACTACAACATCATGGAAGTCTTTTAACTTGCAATTAGTATTCCAAACTTGAGCTATATACCTACCATTTATTTGACTGTACATATTAACAATATCCCTGATATCTGATGCAGTGACATTTAGCAAATATCGCAATAAATTTCGCTCACCATATCGTTTGGAAAGGCCAAGCCACATATTAAGTATTTTTTCAGTCTTAACGCCCATATTCTCATCTAAATGAGCTGCATTAATTATTTTCGCAGATATATCATCGAACCCTTTTTCTCGATTAAGAGTCAATATTGTCCTTCGATTATTTTCATCTTTAAAAACATTCAGCATATCTGATAGCTTAACAATCATAGGGTCATTAACCATCATGCTCCGCAATAATTTACTATCAGGAGCTCGATGATAAATTCGCAATGCTTCTAAGAATCCCGTCCCCTTTTTAGTCATAGCTAAAACCGAATCATAAAAATGCAGATCTCTTATAGAACCAATCCAATAGCGTGAAGTCCATTTAATGTTGCTTTTAATAATTTTAGTGACAGCAGGCATGTCAGGAGCGCTGAGCTTTAAGATCATATTAACCAGCATAGAAATCCCATATCCGCCATATTCACTAATCGAATGTGGGATATAAACATCTTTTACTTTATATCCACACTGTTCTGATAAGCGCTTTTCAAACGTTATGCGCAGACTTTTGAGGAGTTTGGCCAAATGCTCTTTATTAACTCCATGAACTGCATATGATTTCCCTATGTATTTTAAAATTGGCATAATCGGATTATCATACTCACGAATATAATCGACTGTGAGTTCATGTTTTCTCTTATCTTCATCGATATAAAAAGCTTTTCTGGCTTTGAAATCAAAACGCAAAACCTCTTTATAAGAGCCATCTTCAGACGTTCCATCCCAAAATAGCTGAATACCTTTATATTTAATACGAAGATCGAGGAAGTCTTTGCAATTAACGACTTCAAAAAACATTTCTTTAGGAAATAATTCCTCGTCATCACAGGTTAATATCACTTTGTGTACATATGGTTCGGAGCGAGTTCCACAATTAGGACAAACATAAGATTTCGCACCTGTATAATATCCGCAGCCCATACTATATTTGCGATTCCATATACCACCAAATGTGTGATCGCAATCACAATGGTGAATTGTTGTGTAAGCTGCATCATAATGTTTTTCAATTATGATGCTATCGAACATTTTGCGGATATATAAACTTGACACAGTTTCCACAGAACACCACCGCCTTAATCGTCAAACATAGCAAAGAGGTCAGCGTTATCTTCTACACTAGGCTCAACCGTTGGCTGTGTTTCGGCTGTAGCAGGTTCATTATCAACTGGCGTAGATTCTTTAGCTGTTTTAGACTTACGGGTACGCTTTGGCTTTTCTTCCTTTGCCGCATCTTCCGTTTTTTCTTTAGGCGTAGCTGCCTTAGGAGGCTCAACCACATCAAAGGCTTTTACAATGGCATTAGAGGCTTTCATAACGTTTTCTGTGTATGCGATACCTGCGTTGTATTCGTCCGTATTATCAGGATCGAGTTCAATTGCTTTATGTAATGCGTCTAGCGACTTTTTACATATATCAGCTTGCGCTTTAAATTGTTGCTTAGCCATATTATTCCTCCCCTGCCATTACTGTTTTCAAATCAGTGATGATATCATCAGTCAAAGCATCACTAGAAATTTTCCCTACGATGCCATGTTTTTTAAACACTGTAAGAACTTTACCAGCGCGAACCTTATCTGTGCCCATCCAATTACGAATTTCACCATAAAAGGCTTTTTTATCTACAGGTTCAGCAGTTACATCTAATGCTGCATCCTGTTCCGGTGTTTCTGTTGTAGTTGATTCGTCAGTCGGTGTTTCAACAGGAACAGGTTCTACTACAGGTTCTTCTACCTGTTCAACCTTTTCTTCTTTTTTATCTGTTACTAACTTACCTTCAAAATCGGTTACAGGAACATCCTTTTGCGCTGGCTCAACTTCAACAGGGTCAGGCTGTTGTTTTGCATCTACTTTTCTTGCAACTTCAGACGCCACTACTTCAATATCGATAGTCTCGCCAACTGTTACTGTAGGCGCTTCAACATTAGAGCAATTACCGCAGCACTGATGATTTAATCGTTCGTTCCAATCTGCCACTTGCACTGCTAGATCGTCTAATGTATTGAATTTAATAGTTAAGATATTTTGATTTTCCATGATAGTTTCTCCTTTAAAATTTGAATAATAACTCGCCATCAACTAGCATTCCAGTTACCATCTTGGGAATGCCAAGTTCTTTAAGCTTTTTGATTACGTGCCTACTTTTAGTAATAAAAATAGTGTTTCGCTCGATTTGCTTTGCGGTCGGCTTAAAAACATGAGGTTCTGTTTTTAACGCAGGTGATACGCAAATCACTTTATTGTGAACGTCTATACCAACTCTAAAATATTCAGGACCTTTTAATTTTTTATAAGCAGCTAATGAAAGCTTGATATAACTATTAGTTACAACAATTGCTACTGTTTCTGCTGCACGACGCTTTTCTTTATTATCAGCGAAAAAGTTGAAGTCAAATGTATTTACAGATGGCAATAATTTTTTAGATTTTATTTCAGGCATGTTAGCTCCTCTCAAAACTTAAATATTAGCTTTTTGGAATCACCTTCGATGATCACGTCCCCACTAATATTTTTAGTAATACCTAATTCTGTTAACTCTTTTAATACGACTCTCGCCCTTGAGATAATGATTTTAGATTTTTGTAAAGCAGCTTTAGGTGGATAAATAGCTGCTTCATTATTCTTTTCTAAAACAGGATATACATGAATTTCACGAGCTGATGTATCAATTCCAACTCGCAAGCCTTCAGGTCTACCAATTGCGTTATACGCGTCTACACTTAATCCGCAAGCCGAGCCCCATACATTAAATCGCACTTTAGGTGGCACACGCCCAGAGCGGCTAAAAAATTAAAGTCTATATTTTTATTAACAGTTGGCATGATTGCCTCCTTATGTGTTACAATTTAACTGGTTATTTTAATAATTGGGTTGTACTTGTTCCAGCAAGTGCAGCCCTTTTTCTTTGTTTTGCTCTCATTCGCAAATGAGAAGTATGGCAGTCTTTACATACTGTAACCACCTTTCCAATAGCGGTATTGTAAAGACTGTAGGTAATATTCGGGGTAAGTTTGTACCCACAGTGATAACATCGTTTTACCATTTCACTAACATCTCCCCTGTAATCCACCAGTAGAAAATACCTACTGCTAGATATAAGAAACACGATCCGACAATAAAGCCCTCTATAATATCAGCTAACTGTGGAGCCATAGCAGCACGTCTAAGCTCCCGTTTTTCTTTATATGTCATCGCACTCATCTTGGATTTCATCTCCTTACTCTCCTATTCGTGCCTGGCACCGTTTAGCAAGCCAAGCATTAAACGACTCAACGTGGATAAGACGTTTGCCACCACGCTTACCGATTTTCATGGACGGAAAGTCAAAATCTTGCGCCCATTCACGGATGACCGTTTCCGGTACGCTAGCAAGCTCTGCAGCTTCCGCCACCGTAATGCACATCTTATTCATAACTACCTCCTCCAAGCGTATTCATAAATTGTTCATGTATATTTTGCATATTTTTAAAGTTTAATTTGTATAATCACCTTAGAAAGGAGGTGATTATATGGGTAAAAATCAACATGTTGTGCCATCCAAAAGTGGCGGTTGGAATGTCAAAGGTGCTGGAAATTCTAAAGCAACCAAACACTTCGACACAAAGCAAGCTGCAATCGATTACGGAAGACAAACTAGCCGCAATCAAAAAAGTGAATTAGTAATCCACAATAAAGATGGCCGGATATCTCAAAAGGATAGCCACGGACATGATCCGCATCCACCAAAGGGCTAGTCATAATTAGGAGTTAGTACGGCGATATAGTTTGGCGAAGGCTCGACATCATCTTCAGTGATAACCGCAACTACTGTATCGTCGTCTTCCCTCTTTATAACAATCTTTGTGTATTGGTCTGTGTTTAAAATACTATCTGGTTTCATTTTTATTCTCCTTTCGAGATAATAAATGCTTTTAATATAATCCACCGTGAAAGGAGGTGGTTATTGTGGAAATGATAAATGTATCATCTTCAAATGTTTCCGCTATTGGGCATGAAGATGGCATCATTCAAGTGCGGTTCAAAAATGGTTCCGTATACCAATACTTCGGCTGTAGTGAAGGTTTATTTCAATCTTTCTTGAATGCATCTTCAAAAGGGAGATTTGTGCATCAGTATTTAGTCCATAAACCACAACGTAAAATTAGATGACTAATCATCTATCGGCACGCCAATTTCGGTATTGCACACATTCACAAAAATGTCTGTCACCAATATCGTCGTATGAGGTGTGCCGTTTTTTCTTATCCATTTCACTAATGGTCTAGCTGCTAATGCTAGTTCTTTGTGTTCTTTCGGGATACACTCTTTCTCTATATTCATAGCTCCTCCTCTCTACTGCCACTAATGTTGTTAGTGGCTTTTACTTCTTTCACTTAATTTCTGATATAATTACCTCAAAAGGGAGGTATTAATTATGATTAATTACACTGATTTTTTCTTAGGCCTTTTTACGGCGTCGTTTGCATCTGCACTAGGTGCGTATCTGAATCATTTAACAAATGTTAGTAGACTGAAAAAAGAACGGGAAAAATACAATAAGGCGTTATTGCTTATGTTCATTCGATGCATTGATAATTGTGCAAGATTCATAATGACGACTGGCGTCTATTCTGCATTTTCAGAATGGGACTATTCTTTATGGCCCGAAATACGTGTTGAAATTGCTAAAGCATATCCTACAGAATTTATTAAATTCACACTCCTTATCGAAAAAATGTCTGTTGTAAAAGATCACTCAGACGTCGAATTTTTACGCGAAGAGGCTCAACGGCTTAAGGCTCACGTCCAGCAACTACAATAATCAAAATTCCTGTCAGCACGAGTCCTATAATATATCCGATGACAAACTCCATATTTTCACCGCCTATCTATTGCCACTAACTTTTGTTGGTGGCTTTTACTTTTTACAGTTGCGTTATCTTTCAAATACGCTATTACATCAGTCATAATGTTTTCCACATTAGTAATCGTTAAGCCATGTGCTATTGCTATGGAAATCATTGCGTCTACTATGCTCTGGTGCGTTGCTTTTGTAATGATTTTTACTATTTTCATATTTCCTCCGTTTTAGTTTTTAAATATCGGTTTTCCGTTATTTCTTTTTAAAAAAAAGAGCGTCAATAGTTTCCATATCTAGTTTTCCACTCGGCATACTGTTAGCAACCTTATCAATTTCCTTTTGTGTAAATGGAACTTTATTTGATAAGCGCTGCCCTAGTTGTGTCGTACCAATACCGAGGAACACTGCAAATTCTTTAAGGGTATGGAAGTTATTTTTAATAAACTCTCGTAGATTAGTATAATCAAATTCCATGATTTTCACCTCCTTTCATCATCGGCTTTCCGTAATTCAATAATACACTTGATTTTCGCTTTTGTCTATCGGTTTTCCGTTTAAGTTTGGTTTAATATTTACATTTGACGGTTTTCCGTTTATAATAGCTGTAAAGTTAGTCCTAGAGGAGAATGAATTATGAGTACCCAATTTATAAATCGTTTAAAAGCTGTTATGGCAGAGCACAAAATAACCCAAACAGAATTAGCCAAACGCACGGGCATCCGCCAATCTTCTATATCAGATTGGCTAAATAATCGATATGAGCCGAAACAAGATAAGGTTTATATATTAGCTAATGCTTTAAATGTAAGCCCTGCCTGGTTACTTGGGTATGATGATTCCAATATACCCCCTGTGCAATCTATACCTGAGAAAAAAGACGGCTACTACACCGACCCAGAAGCAGCCGAATTTGCTGAATACTTACGCACTAGACCAGGTGCACGCATGCTTTTTTCTGCTGCTAAAGATATTACTAAAGAGGAGATGGAAGAAACAGTTAAATACATAGAGTTCTTAAAATCTAAACACAAGTAATACACACAAGGGAGAGTGGTAGTATTGGTTATTAACCTTATCTATTGTGACTTACCAAATGCTAAAGCAGTTTCTGAGGAGTCAGAAGATGTAGACACTCATAATATCTACATTAATAAAAACCTCTCGCATGACCGCATGCGAGAAGAAATTAAGCACGAATTAATGCATATTATTAATGACGACTTTTACTTAGATGAACACGTTAATTTAGTCGAACGTATGGTTAGAATGTCTCAACTAGAGGACTATGAGCTTGGTCAAATAGACTTTTACCATCACATATTGTGACAAAAGGAGAGGACGTTATGTTTGATACCTATAAAATTATTGCTATTGAAAACGAAAACACAGTATTGATCAATTATGGTCTAAACGACGGTGCCAAAGAGGGTGATGTTTTACGTATAATTGAGCCAGGTGAAGACTTAATTATAGATGGTGTAAACTACGGCGCTTACGACGGAATAAAGGCGGTTATTGAAGTTACAGCCCCTTATGCTAGATTCGCTGTATGTCAACGCATTGTTAGACGTACTAACACTCTATTTAGTCCAGTATCTGTACTTCAAAAAACTATTGCTCGAACTGTTCCGTTGAATGTTAGTAAAGATGATATTTCTACAAATCTTTCCGCGCCGGTAGTAACGCCTATAAAAATAGGTGATACTGTTTTACTTACAAGAGAATAAGTATTGAAAACTTATTTTATATGATGTATACTGATGATAGTGAACTGTCCCTTTCCACATTGCGTGACTGTGGACACTGGAGCCCTTGCTATCATTGGTAGCAAGGGCTCCTTTTATTGTATAGGAGGCTAAATTTTGACAATTTATGATAAGCCTTTTAAAACTTACGAGGAACAAATTGAGTTATTACGCAATAGGAATCTAAACATAAGTGATCCAGAATTTGCAACGCATGCTTTAGATACAATATCTTATTATGATCTAATCAATCGTTACCAAAGACATTTTATGCCAAACGGAGAATGTTTTATAGAGGGAACTACTATAGAACAGTTATATAGTCTTTCAATGTTTGATAGATCTATACAAGCATTCATATTGAAATATAGTATGTTTATTGAAAATATATTTAAAACAAAACTGGCTTACACTTTATCTAAAGATTTTGGCGTAGATATGTCAGTATATTTAGCAAAGTCAAAATATAAAGAGTCTTATCAAAACCCTAATAACACATTGACGTTTGACGCTGTTCAAGCTGAATGTATAAAAACCAAAGATAACGATAAAATCGCAAATAACCCTACATTATATTATCGAGAAAACCATAATCATATACCACCTTGGATACTATTAAAGAATTTATCATTTAGTAATTCTATTAACCTTTTTAAGTTATTAAAGAACGCCCAACGCGACGACGTTGTAAACGCATTGTTGCCCGACGAACCTATTAGGACAATACCTATTAATGATAAAACTAATTTTATTATTTGCACATTAGAGGCTATCAGGGCATTCCGAAATGCAGCGGCTCATAATCTTGATTTTACTGCGCTCAGAACAGATGAGACACGAAAAATTCCTCCTAGCATCTTGTCAAAATATTTGCCGGGAGGGGTTTTAATAAAGAAAGAAAACAAGAGGATAACAAAAGACGAAAAAATATATCTTAAGGGCGTATATGGCGTAATGTTGTCTATGATGGTTTTATTAAAAATTGATTACCTTAAGAAGCAATTTATTGTAGACTTTTTGTCTGTATTTAATGGTATTGACGAAGGCGACCTGGAGATAAAACCTTTTTTATTTCAGTGTTATGCGAACATCGCAGACATGCCTGTAGATACACATAATAGATTTTTAAGCTATGTGAATCAATCATAGAATTGTTTAAAATAAAAATAAGCCCCCACCGCAGTGAGGGCTACTAAAAACTACATACCTAGCCTTAGAGAAAAGGTATTTCATTTTTACTCCAATATCATTATACCATACAAAACCTCTAAGGCGTATTTCTTATACTCAAATTTAAGCCTAGGAGGTTATTTTTATGGCTAAAAAACGAGCTGATGGACGCTACCAAGTATCAAAGCTGATAAATGGTAAGCGCAAATACTTTTATGGCACTACCAAGAAAGCTGCTATTGCTGAACGTGATGCCTACGTTGAGTCGCTAGCGCAATGTGCGAACTACGATAACACAATTACAACCGAGCGCTGGTGTGAATATTGGATCCGACTTAAAACGGATACGATTTCGCAAAATACCCTCTCCTCTTATCAATATATTATTAAAACCTATATTGTACCTTTCATAGGCTCGATACGACTAGTTGAGTTATCAGCATTAAACGTAAGAGCTTTAATGGATAGCATAAGCCACTTATCAGCACGGACCATCAGTTACACGCTAACCGTTCTTAGGGCTATCCTTAAACAGGCTGTTATGGATGAAATAATCTCTAAAAATGTGGCCACATTAGTCAAGAAGCCAAAACAAGAGCGTAAGCGAGAGATGGTAACACTATCCAAGGAAGAAGTAGAAACCTTCCTTGAGCAAATCAATGATGTCGAATGGCACGCCCTATTTAAGCTAGCATTTACAACGGGTTTACGCCGTAGTGAGATACTCGGTTTAACCTGGGATGATGTCAACTTAAAGCAAAAAACACTAACCGTCAATCAGACAGTTTTACGTATCAATGAAGTCACAACTATCTCTAAAACAACTAAAAACAGCTCATCTAGGCGTTCTATTTCGCTTGACGATAAAACTTTCGCAGAGCTCCTAAAACTTCGCACATGCATCGATAAACGAAGACTAAAAGCAACGAACTGGAGAAATAACAATCTCGTGTTCCCTGGTAAGTTCGGAAGCCCTCGTGATCCGGCCAAGGTTTCTCTGAAATGTAAAAAGTTGGCCACCGCAATCGGTAGACCTGACTTTACAATGCACGATACTCGTCATACACATGCCACCTTATTATTGGAAGCCGGTGTAAACTTTAAAGTCGTACAAATGAGGCTTGGCCATTCTTCATATCAACAAACGATGGATACCTACTCCCACGTTACCCCAATTATGGAAGCCGATGTGGTAGAAAAGATTTCAAACATATTCTAA